TGACAAAGACATTCACAGCCCTCTATCTCAAAGTCCGTCCACATGGCAACCGCTTTGCTGACTGTCCCGCAATGGTCACAGATACCCATATGCCCGCACGGGTGGACACAGTTACCATTCGGGAAGTCATCAGTCGTCATCATCTTCTTCAGGTTTACCACACACGAGTGGTGTTCTCCCAATCGGGAAGTCACACGGGCATGGTTTACGCTCGCCCTTCTGCACCATTGCCGACCATTCCTTTCTTGTCATAAACCATCGACAGGCAACCGATGTAGCCAGCCGTATCTACGACAGTGTCATGTGCCCATCTGCCTTCGCTCATTGCTGTCCTAAGACGTGAGAGTTTGACTGACACCATGAACAAGATGGCTTGCTCTACCGTGAGGGACACCCCGCAGAGTGCCTCAAAGATGTCGCGGGTTTGTGTGTAGTCCTCTAACGGGTGGGCATAAGCGTTATGCCTGTCCCCTGTGATGAGGTTGTGCGCTTCAAGTAGGACGTCAGCGCCCTTTGTCATAGGTGTCATGGTACGGGTTTCTCCAAATAACTGATGGGCAATTTGCTTCAATTGCTTCTTTCTGTTCTGTGCTTTCATAGCAACGCATCACATAAACGCAAGGGTCAGAGCCGTCCATGTACTCTGCGTCTTCTGTAATCGTCATAGGTATCCCGTCATGGGTTGAACATACGGGTGGGGTGGTGAACCCTGCCCTAAGACCAATCTCTAACCATTGGTCAAAGGACAGTTTCATAATGTCCACTAGAAACTTTCTTCTTCAAGGAACGATGGCGCTCCGAACTTCTGTGTCACCTGCTTCAGCACCTGTTCGCTCTTGTCTGCAAACACGTTGTTGAAACGCATGGTCAATCCAATTTCGTCAGCCAAAATCTTGGTAGTCCACACCTTGACACCGTCTTTGTTTTCATATGATGAGATGTCTAGTTTGCCTACGACGATTACGCGACTGCCCTTTTCGATAGATGATGCAGCGTGCTCAGCCATCTGTCCGAAGACAGTGACGTTGTGCCACACGGTAACTTTCTTTTCGTCTTTGCCTGATGTGGTAGCAACAGAGAACGTGCCTTGTGCTAGCCCTGACTGACCGTACTTCAACTCAATTGGTTTGCCAGCGTTGCCGACAATGGTGATGGTATTCATTTCGTTTCCTCTTTCATGGGATGGATGTTGTTTGTTGTGCTATTCCTATCACGCCCAAGACAAACATGGGTTGGTGGTTCGGAAACTTTTACATGGGTAACGAGGCGCGTACTGCACCTGTCGCATACCCAACTTGTTGTGTGTCGCCCCTTCATGGTCGTCTAGTTTATGGCTTGATAGCCCATGGTCCCCAGCCAAAACCGTAACGGTCTACACCGTACTGGTAGATGGCTAGCCCTGCCGTAAGACAGGTGACAGGCTTGAACAGGTCTGCTGGTTTAGTGATGATGCCCTTGTCGGTCAGCCATCCAGTCCATGACCCATTCAGTTGAAGCAAGCAACGGCTTCCACCATTGGGGTCTTGACGGTTGAAGGAACGATTGAGCCCACGGCTCTCTCTAAAAATAACGTAGTCAAGGGTGGTCATAGCGTCTTCTGTCCAACCAACTTCACGTGCAAGTGCCCACCATTGGGGTGCTTTGGCATCTGCTGGTATTGGCAATGGTTCTTCCCTTACTAAACGAATGTTGTGGGTGGACGATGGTGTCCCTGTCTTCTCCGCTGGTGCTTCTGCCATCGCTACCGTTCCCCCTGCTACCCCTAAACCTATAAGTAATGCTGTAAAAATCTTTATCATTAGTTCTCCTAATCGTAGGTGGATACTGACATCAACTCCTTGACCTGCTCTGGGTATATAAGAAAGCCTTTCGCTGGGTTGTCTGAGTGTTCCGCCGCTACCAACTGTCGAAGTTGAGTGACATTATGTTTGAGGTAGCGTTTCAATCGGCGTACCTCAATTATAACGAATGCGTTGGGCGAGAACAAATAGACCCACCATTTCGCTTGTGTTACCTGTATTCCGCTTGGCTTCCACCCTGTATTACGTGGGTTCTGTTCGTACTCTACGAAGATACGACCATTACGGTATCTGTCATATTTCACCTCAAAAGAACCCTGACTTAAGTCCGAAAGAAACTGCAAAACAATCTCTTCGCCTTGATGTCCGAACTCTAAATCTTTTGTGAAGTCAAACTGTTTGATGTCGTGTGATGGTACGTAACCTTCAGTACGTTCAGCCACTAGTAGCCTGCTTGCTTCAACAGTTTCACTAAGTCTTCTAAACGCACAAGCGCATACTGGTCAGCAGGGTTGCCATAGTTACGGCGCTTCGCCACGACTATGCCTATCTCTGCGTTCGCATTGACACGTTCGTTCTCAGCCTCATGTAACCAGCCAGAGAAGTTCAATGTCTTATGGTTCTTGCATTCCCACACAAGACGCGGGTCTGTTCCTGCGATGTCGCCTTTATCTAACGTGCCTTGTAGTGTGCGTCGTTCGACGTGAGGGTAGAAGTCTTTGAGATAGTTCACTACGAATGTTTCAAAACTAGTTCCCTTGGCTCGCTCCTTGGACATTCCTCACCTCCTGTTGTAGCAGTTGGCGGAGTAAAGCACTACGCCCCACGCCACGCTCTTGGCACAACTGTGTGAGTACCTCGTGTTGCTGTGCGGTGATACGCAACGCAATCATCTTGACTGAACGGTCCTTACCTGTTGGGTCTACTGTTCGTTTCGCAGCCATCACAATCCTGTCTTAAGAATGGTGAACGCATCGCGCAAGAGTGGCAACTGTGACTGCATGATTACCCCATCCCAATTCAGTTGGGCTTTGGATGCAACGATGGCTGGGTCCAGCCCGACCTTGTCGCATGCGTCTACAAATTGTTTTACCTGTGATTGGGTGAGAGCCTTATCTGCTTCAGGTTCTACTGGTGTCTCAACCTTTGCAACCTTTGGCGCTACTGCTTTACTACCCACCTGTGTCTTTGCAGGTGCATCGTCTGACTCCCACTCCTGCTTTGTCCATAGTGCGAGGCATACACCGAAGCGCATAGCCGCATTGCGAATGAAGTCGGATGCTAGTTCCTTGAGTAAGTCAGGCTTTGATGCTTGAACTGAGCCGATACCGAGACGGCGTACACCATGAATGGTCATCCATCCAGCCATGTGTGCCATGCCATTCTCTACACGGTACGCAGGTAAACCGTTTACATCAAATGCAACTGGCTCCCATGTCCACTCGCTGTCGATTTCAATAAGCATCTTGGTGACGTCAGCATGCCCCACGAAATCAAGTGAGGTTCCACCGCGAGGTAGTTTGCCAATAATCTTTGGGTCTGGTACGCCATACTTGCCGAGGACTTCTTCTAATTTCATGCCTTTTCTCCCTTCAAGAGAAGTGTTCTATTGGTTACTTGCTTACTGTATTTGTCTGCAATTGCTGGCTCTAATGCCTTCAATGATTTGATGTCAAGTGACTGCCACGTCTTGCCTTTCCATGTGGCAACCATCGTGCCGTTCACCGTAGCGTATTCATTCTGTCCAATCAAATCGCAGAGTTCTGCTTTCAACTGGTCCTCAATGACGCTAAGTTCCTTGACCTGTTTCTTTACTTGCTTGAGTCGGGTGACCAAGTCAAGAGTGTCAGGTGGGAGTTCAATCGTGGTGTCCGTCGGACGTTGGTAGCGGGTCGTGATGGTTTCGTACGACCACTTGACACCTTCAGGTGTGATGCCCAAATCGCAGGATGCCAGCCACTTTCCGACTGCTTCAATGTGCTCATTCTTTTCTCCTTCGCTAATCATTTGTTCGTGTATATAGAAACTCATGCTTGAATCAAACACACCCCATGTCACCTGACTTACGTCAGCACAGATGGCTTGCTGGATACCTTGGATACGCCAGTAGTCGGGCAGTTCTCCTGACCATTCACGGTTCATGGTTTTGATTTCAAGTATCTTGCGTTCGTCACCGTTCTCATAGAAGCCGTCAAGAGTGGCAATCATTCGCGCGCCATTGTCGGTGTCACAAGCAAACATTTCTTCAGGGGTGAAGAACTCAATGCCTGTTCGGTCTATTGCCCACTTGATACAGAGTGGTTCAAGGTCGTTGCCACGGGTCATTGCCCATGTTGGCGGGATAGGTGCAGGGGGTATGTCACCTAATAGTTCGGCAGCGTACTTGTCCATCGGAACAAATGGGTGTAGCCCGTAGATGGCGGCTACTGCTGATGCTGATACTCGTTTACGTTTCTGTTCATCCCAGAAGCGGATGTCGAGCCAGTCTTCTCCACCGTGTAAAGGTTTGGCAATACGATAACGTTTGATTTCCATTCGTTTCCCTTCGTTGTAAGTTGATGTGGTTCACCTTACAAGCAAGTCATACTGTATGTCAAGTATTGTTTGGAAAAACTTTTAGTGTCTTCACCATCGCCACAGGGATACACAACACGCAATCCACGTCATCGCTATCTGTTTTGGATTGGTAGATAGTTACATGGTCTGGTTTGCCACCTTGTTCTACTGCTAACAAGAACCCGCAACTTGTCACCATGCATGGGTCTTGGTCGATTTCGCTCAATGGTGTCCATGTTTGTGTCGCGGCGTGCGCGTCCATCCATGTGACCATGACTATCGGGTGGGTTAGCCCTTCTTCCATGTCAAGAGTTTACTGTCTCACGGGGGTGCGAGGATGCGGTTAGCAGGCGGTCCAGTTCGTTGAGTGCCTTAAAGAACTCGTCTTCTTCTGGGCGGGAAACCCTTGCGGTTACTAGGTATTTGCGGATTGTCTCTAAGGTTTGGCGAGTCATAGGACCGACCAAGATACCAGCCCGATGAATTGTCTTGCGATTAGCGCGGGTG